GTGTTTGACAAGGCGACTGAACAGGAAAATGTTCTGACCCATTCTGATCAGGAAGAGATCCTGAAGATGGCCAAGTCCAGCAATTGCGGCAATCTGAAGGCCGCTATCGAAACCTATATCAACGACCACGAAACCCTCAAGCATGGCTTTGAGCCCGATTCCATCACTGAACTGTTCCCGGATTACAAGGACGTTCGTCCCGGCGCTCCCGAGCTGCTGACTGACGATCTGGGTTGGGTGAGCAAGGTGATGGCCAAGGTTCACAAGAGCCCCATCAGCCGCATCCGCACCCGTCAGGCTGATGCCCGCAACAGCCAGCTTGAAACCGAGCTGCGTGCTTACGGTTACAAGAAGGGCACTCAGAAGTCCAACATCGGCAACATCAAGCTGCTGAGCCGTACCACCGATCCTCAGACCGTGTATGTGAAGGACTTCATGAACCGTGACGACAAGATCGACATCAAGGATTTCGATGTTGTTGCCTATATTCAGAAGATCATGCGCAACACCCTGAACGAGGAGCTGGCCACCGCTATCATGATCGGCGACCGCCGCGATGACGGTGATCCCCAGAAGATCATGGCTGATAAGATCCGCCCGATCTGGGGTGATGATGCGCTGTATGTCATCTACTCCGATGTTGATAAGGAAGCCATGAAGACCCAGCTGCAGGGCACTGAAACCGGCGCTTATTTCGGTGACAACTTTGTGACCGCTGAAGCCATCGTTGAAGCCGCCCTGTACGCCCGCGAGCAGTATCGCGGCAGCGGCTCTCTGGACTTCTGGTGCGATCCTCATCTGGTGAATGTGATGCTGCTGGCCCGTGACCGCAATGGTCATCGCGTCTATAAGGACATCAACGATCTGAAGGCTGCGCTGAACGTTCAGGAGATCGTGACCGTTGAGCAGTTCGCCAACAAGACCCGCGTTACCGGCGGCAAGACCAAGAAGCTTCTGGGCATCTTCGTCAATCTGGCTGACTATCAGGTTGGCGCCACCAAGGGCGGCGAAATCACCACCTTCAGCGACTTCAACATCGACTTCAACCAGGAGCAGTATCTGATTGAAACCCGTGTTTCCGGCGCTCTGACCCGCGTGAAGTCCGCCATCGTTCTGGAAGAGGATGTTACGGCTTCCGCCTGATCTGATATGAGGTAAAAATCAAAATGGCGAAGTTTTATGGAAAAATCGGGTATTCGGAGATGCAGAAAACTTCGCTGGATGTACATGAAGAAGTGATTGTGGAGAAATCGGCATACGGGGATGTGCTGCGAAATATTCGGAAGCTGGAAAACGGCGAATATTTGCATGACGATCTGGTACTCAACAACCAGATCAGCATTGTGGCAAACCCGTATGCCGCCACACACTTCTTTGCCATGCGATATGTGGATTGGATGGGTGCGAAATGGAAGATCACAAATGTGGATGTTCAGCTGCCCCGTCTTATACTGACGATTGGGGGTGTCTACAATGGGCCTACGAACCGAGCTGGGTGATTTGCTTCGCGGTGTGCTGACGGCAACTGGATACAATGAAACCGCAGTTCAGGATATGGTGCATTTTCAGCCGCCTCAGAATTATCGACTCACTTATCCCTGCATCATTTATTCGCTGGCTGATATCGATACGATGTTTGCAGACAACAAACCGTATCTTCATCAGCGGAAATACACCGTAACGGTGATCGACAGGAACCCAGACAGCAAAATTCCGAATGGGGTTCTCCAGCTGCCACGATGTTCTTTTGATCGACCGTATACGGCGGATAACCTCTATCATTGGGTATTCACCATCTATTACTAAAAGGAGGACACAATCATGTTCAAAATTGTTTGGGACGCTACTGGTGAGCGTCTGTATGAAACCGGTCTTGACCGTGGTGTGCTGTACACTGCTTCTGAAGCCGATCCCTACGGCAACGGTGAAGCGTTCAACGGCCTGACCGAAATGACTGAAAAGCCTTCCGGCGCTGATGCTACCGACCTGTTTGCCGACAACATCAAGTATGCTTCTCTGCGCGCTGCCGAAACCTATGGCGCCACTCTTGGTGCTTACATGTATCCCGAAACCTTCAACGAGTGCGACGGTAATGTTGCTGCTGCTGAAGGCGTGTATTTCGGTCAGCAGACCCGCAAGCCCTTCGGCCTTTCCTATCGTACCCTGATTGGCGACGATCAGCACGATAATGCCGACAAGGGCTATAAGGTGCATCTGGTGTATGGCCTGACCGCATCTCCCTCTGAGCGTTCCTACAATCCCATCAACGATTCTCCGGACGCTACCACTTTCAGCTGGGAACTGAACTCCACCCCTGTTGCTGTTCCCGGTTATAAGCCGGTTTCCACGATCACTGTGGATTCCACCAAGATTGCTGCGGACAAGCTGACTGCGCTTGAGAACATTCTGTATGGTTCCGGCGACACTGCTGCCCGTCTGCCCCTGCCTGCCGAAGTGCTGAGCATTATCGGCGGTACTGCTGAAGGTTAATATTTTTTGGATAGAGTGCCGGCATGACTGGCGGGAAAACGGGCGCAGGCGGGGGCGTTCGTAACTGTAATTTACATGAGCCGATTTGAAAGGAGAAATGACCATGATTAAGAAGACTATTACTTATGTTGACTACGACGGCAACACCCGTACCGAAGACCATTATTTCAACCTGACCCAGGCTGAAGTTGCTGAAATGCAGCTTGGCACTCCCGGCGGCATCACCAAGATGATTGAACGCCTTGTGCAGGAGCAGAATGGCCGCGACATCGTTGATACCTTCAAGGATCTGATTGACCGCAGCTATGGCCGCAAGAGCCTTGATGGTAAGTGCTTTGACAAGGATCCCAAGTGGCTGAAAGAATTCAAGCAGACTGAAGCCTATTCTCAGCTGTTTATGGAACTGCTGAGCGATCCTGACAAGGCTGCCGCATTCTTCAATGAGGTGCTGCCCAAGATTGATGGTCCGGTTGCAGCCGATGCAGCTGCACCGGTACTTGCGCCCGTTGTCTGATGTGACACGGTCGCCTGACTTTGAAAGAAAGGAGGGAGCGAATGCTTACAATTGTTGTGCCCGGTGCTGAGTTCTTTGATGAACGGACCGGTGAATTTGTCCAGAGCAAAACGACAAAACTTTCATTGGAGCATTCGCTCCTCTCTGTAAGCGAATGGGAGTCAAAATGGAGAAAGCCTTTTTTAGGAAGTACCGATAAAACGCTGGAAGAATGTATTGATTATGTGCGCTGTATGACATTGGATGAAGATGTTGATCCTTTGGTGTACAAGAGCATTACCCGAGGTAATTTTGAGCAGATCAATGCATACATCGAAGCGCCGATGACCGCGACAACCATTCGCGATATGCCCGGACGAAAGAACAGCCGGGAGATTGTGACGAATGAAATGATTTACTATTGGATGACAGCGCTCAACATTCCGTTCAGTTGCGAGAAATGGCATTTGAATCGATTGCTGATGCTGATCCGAGTAAGCAACATTAAGAATTCGCCGCAGAAAAAGATGAGCAAGAAAGATATCTATAATCAGAATCGCGCATTGAATGCCGAACGCAAGAAGCGGCTTGGCAGCCAAGGCTGATTATAGCAAGGAGGTGTGGGGCCTTGATACGGTTCAAACACTCTGGGAATTTCAACAATACGGAGCGATTGTTCAAACGCGCCAAGGAAGCCAGATATCTCCGTATTCTTGAGAAATACGGAAAGGCCGGAGTAGAGGCCCTCGCTTCAATGACACCAACGGAAAGTGGAAAGACCGCGTCTGCATGGGGATATGAGATTGTTCCCACGCGACGCGGTTATTCTATTTTTTGGACAAATGACAATATCAACGACGGTGTGAACATCGCATTGATATTGCAGTATGGACATGGAACCGGAACGGGCGGATATGTGCAGGGAATCGACTATGTCAATCCTGCAATCCGTCCTATTTTTAATAACATTGCGACAGATGCATGGAAGGAGGTAACGGCATGAGTTCTGATATCGACAGAAGAATAGTCGAGATGCAATTCGACAACAAACAGTTTGAGAAGGGCATCCAGACAAGCATTCAATCGCTTGATAAGCTTAAGAAAAATCTCGACCTTGAGAAATCGGTAAAGGGACTCGCAAGCCTTGAAAAGGCCGGACGTTCCTTCAGCCTTGCCGGTATTGGCGATAGTGTGAGTGCACTCAGCAACCGGTTTTCGGCGATGGGTATTATCGGCATGACCGCTTTGCAGAACATTACCAACTCCGCATACAACTGCGGAAAGCGTATGATTGCGGCGCTGACGATTGACCCGATGCGAAC